ATGACGCCCGAACAAACCATCGCAGACGCCATCCGCAACGTGACCGCCCAGGTGCAGCGGGCAATTGACGACGGCTATCGCTCGCGAGCCATCGACGCCGACGACCTGGTCGAAGTGCTGCTGGCCGTGGCCGAACGGATCGCCCCGCCGGTCGGTTCGCTGGTGGACGCCGGATACGCCTGCCCCGGGTGCGGGGAACGCCGGGAAGAACAACTGGTTTGGCACGAGAACGTCGTCCGGTGCGCCGGCTGCGGGACGGAATACGTGCCGGGCTGCCTGGGGCGATAGCGCCCGACTGCGACCACGTCGCCCACGAGACCCCCCCCAACGGGGTCTCGTGTCACGGTGGGACCGTTCGTTCCACTGCCCCCCAACCGCCCGCCCGTGGCCAACGTGTGCGCCCACGCCACGGGCTGGAGACCTGCGGGGAACCCGAGGTAACTGTGTCCTCGCGCGGCGTCGTTCGCCACGCGGACCCCCGAACCCATGTACGAAAGGAACAACCATGAAGACCCAGACGATGCCGGCGGTCGGCTACGTCCGCATGAGCACCGACCTGCAGCAGGACAGCCCGGCTCGCCAGCACAAGGACATCCAGGCGCTGGCGGACCGCGCGGGCTACCGCATCGTCCGCTGGTACGAGGACCACGGGCTGACCGGCACCGAGTCCAGCAAGCGGAAAGACTTTCAGAAACTGCTGGCCGACGCCCAGAGCGGGACGTTCTGCGCGGTGTTGATCTCCGAGCAGAGCCGCATGTCCCGTGAGGACGTGTTCGATGCGATGGTGCATTGGAAACTGCTTCGCGATGCGGGCGTGAAGATCGTCACCTGCCAGCGCGGCGAACTCGACTTCAGCAACCTCGGCGGCGTCATCACCGCCATCGTCGACCAGTACGGGGCCCGCGAGGAGTCGGTGCGCTTGGCCGACCGCGTGATCAGCGGCAAGCGTCTGGCGATCAGCCGGGGCCAGAAGCAGGGAGGCCCGCCGTTCGGGTACGACCGCGAGATCGTCGATGAGACCGGCTGCGTCGTGCGCCACGTGGGGCCGACCGAGAAGTTCCGCCGGCCGATCCAATGGTCCACACGACTGGTGGCATCGAGCGACGTCCAAGCGGTCGAGGCGGTGCGAACCATGTTTGAAGCCATCGCTGGCGGGGCGTCGTGCGGAGCGGTGGCCCGGCAACTCAACCGGCAGGGCGTCCGCACGATGTTCGGCAAGCGGTTCAACGCCAGCAGTGTTCGCCGCACCGTCACCAACCCGGCCTACATCGGCAAGATCGTCGCCGGCCGCAAACGGCGGGGCAAGTTCCGCAGCCTGTATGACGACGGGGGCGTGATCTGCGAAGACGCCCACGAGCCGCTGGTGTCGCGAGACCTGTTCGACCGCGCCCAGCGGATGCTGCGGCGCAGTCACAAACCCTCGAAGGCCCCGACGCCGGGCAAGTACCTGCTGACGGGATTGATCTACCTGGGCGACGGCCACCGTTTGCAGGGCTGTACGATGAGCCATTCGGACCGCAAGATTGTGCGTCGGTACTACAGTTTGCCAGCGAGGGCCTTTGAGGAACAGCCGGACGAATCGGATCGGCCGACGTTCCGAGCCGACACCATCGAGCGGGGCGTGCTGGCCAAGCTGCAGGCCTTCATGGCGGACGAACGCACCAAGCGGGCGATCCGCAGCGAGATCACCCGCCGTACCAAGAAGGCCGAGGCGAACGTCGGTCGGCTCGAATCGCAGATCGAAGCGCTGCGGGCCAAGATCGAACGCGCCACCGAGAACCTGGCGCTTGCGAACGCCGAGGACATTCCCGGCATCTCGAAGCTGCTGGCCGGCTGGCGAGAGCAGGAGGCCAATATAAAGGACAAGCTGCGGCAGGCCCGCGGCGAAGGAGCGCCGTCGCCCGAAGCGCTGGAGGTCATTGGGCGGCTGGACGAACTGCTGGAACGCCTGTCAGAAGCCGACCGCGAAAAGCTGTCGTTCGCCATCCGGCAGACGGTCAAACGGATCACGCTGCGCCGGGAGCGGCGTGGGAACGGCAAGCATCGCATCACGCTGTGGGACGGCGTGATCGAACTCCGTGACGACCTGGGCGTCTCCGGCATGATCCCGCTCTCGGACGATGACATCCCCACGCCCGGCCGCTGGCGCGAAGTCGCCGCATTCATCCGCGAACGGGGCGACGTGGTCTTCTTCCGCGACGTCGCCCAGCACGTCGGCCTCAAGGGTTCGTGCGTCTCCCGCCTCCTGGCCCAGGCCGTTCTCAGCGGCAAGGTGACCAACCTCGGCCACCAGAAGGGCTGGATCGCCGCCGAATAGGCCCCGCGACCCGTTGTTCGATCTCTGCCCGCCTCTCGAACGCCGTTCAACGTCGCGGCCGGGAATTCATCGGGTTACAACTACGCCTCGGGTCGCCTCGATCACCAGACCTACTTCAAGGCGATCCGCGTCGATCAGTCCCACCTGGAGTGCGTCGTCCTCGACCGCGTCTTCGCCGCCTGGCTCGACGAGGCCGCCCTCATCCCTGGCCTGCTCCCCGCCGGCCTGGGGCCGTTCGCCGACTGGCCGCACCAGTGGTTTTGGGACGGTCAGGAACACGTCGATCCCGCGAAAGAAGCGTCCGCCCAGGCCACGCGCCTGAGCAACCACACGACCACGCTCGCGCACGAGTACGCCCGCCAGGGACGGGACTGGGAGGAAGCCCTGCGCCAGCGGGCCAAGGAGGTCACGCTCATGGCCGAACTCGGCCTGACGCCGGCGGCCCCACCCGCTCCAACTGAGCCTGACGAACCCGAACCGGACCAACCCGACGAGGAGACCGAGGAACCGATCGATGAAGAAGCCGAAGTCGAAGAACCGGCCGAGTGACGGTCGGCTGAACTTGCTGGCGGCGGCGGTCGAACTCGAAGCCGCTCCCGCCGAGGGCGACGCGCAGGCGCTGCGGCGGTTCACCATGACCGCCTACACCGGCGGCGCGATGCCGCTCGCCGGCTGGCGCTACCCGGTCGTCGTCGATCTCGCCGGGCTCGACGCCGGGCGGCAGCGGCGGCCGATCCTGCTCGACCACACCCGCGACGTGGACTTCGTGATGGGACAGACCGACTCCGTCGCGGTCATGAACCATCAGCTTGTCGTTGCCGGGCAGGTGATGGGCGACTCGCCCAAGGCACGGCAGGTGATCGCCCTGAACGACCGGGGATTCGCCTGGCAGGCGTCCATCGGGGCGCGGGCCGAGCAGGTGGAGTTCGTGCCCGAGGGGAAGACCACCCAGGTCAACGGCCGGGAGTTCGCCGGCCCGCTCAACGTGGCCCGGCGCGCGTCCCTGGGAGAGATCAGTTTCGTGGTGCTCGGCGCGGACGAGAACACCTCGGCCCAGATCGCCGCCAGCGCCGACCAACCGCAGGAGACCGACATGGACTTTGCACAGTGGCTCGACGAGCAGGGGTTCGCAGGGAACACGCTCACCGAGCAGCAGACGACCAGCCTCCGGGCGATGTACGACGCCCGGCCGGAAGAGCCACCCACGCTGGCGAACGAGAACCCGGCCGCGACGATTCGCGCCGAGGCGGCGACCGAGGTCAAACGCATCGCCGCCATCCGCAAAGTCTGCGGCGGGAAGCACGCGGACATCGAGGCCAGGGCCATCGAAGAGGGATGGGACGCGACGCGCACCGAATTGGAAGTGCTGCGTGAGAAGCGGCCGAGCGGCCCGGCGCTCCAGTCCGGCGGCAAGCCGATGACCGCCGCCGCCGTCGAAGCGGCATTGTGTCTGTCAGTGCGGATGCCCGAGGAGAAGGTTCTCGGCTGGTACGGCGCGCCGGCGGTCGAGGCCGCTCGGTCCCGCGACCTGTGCGGCATGGGCCTGCACGAGCTGTTCTTCCAGGTGATCCACGCGGCGGGCGGGCACGCACGGCCCGGCCGGATGACCGACGAGACGATCCGCACCGCGTTCGAGGCCGACCGGACGATTCGCGCCGCGGGCGGTAGCTTCTCCACGATCAGCCTGTCGGGCATCCTGTCGAACGTCGCCAACAAGGCGCTTCTGGAGGCGTACACCGCCGTCGAGGGCGTGGCGACGGTCATCTGCGCCCAGGCCGACGTGAACGACTTCAAGCAGGTGACGCGCTACCGCATGACCGGCCAGGGCACCTTCGAGAAGGTCGGCCCCTACGGCGAGCTGAAGCACGCGAACCTCACGGAAGAGTCTTACACGAACCAATTCGACACCTACGGCAAGATCATCGCGCTGACCCGGCAGATGATCATCAACGACGACCTCGGGGCGTTCCTGCAAATCCCGCGCATCCTCGGCCGGCAGTCGGCCATCGCCGTGGAGAAAGCGGTCTTCACGCTCTTGCTGTCGAACCCCGGCGGCTTCTTCAGCGTGGCCAACAAGAACCTCCAGTCCGGCGCGGCGACGGCCTTGCAAATCGGCTCGCTGACGACCGCAGAGGAGCTGTTCGACAACCAGACCGACAAGAATGGCGACCCGATCCTGGTCAAGTCGGCAATTCTCCTCGTGCCGACCGGCCTCAAGGTCACCGCCCAGCAGCTCATGACCGAGACGCGGGTCAACGAGACCACCACGGCCGACAAGCCGAAGCCGGCCAACAACCCGCACGCGGGCAAGTGGCAGCCCTACGCCTCGCCCTACCTGAACGCCCAGGGGCTGGCCGGCAGCAGCGCGACCGCCTGGTACTTGTTCGCCAACCCGGCCGACGTGGCCGCGATGGAGATCGCGTACCTGCGCGGCCAGCGGACGCCGACCATCGAGTCGGGTGAAACCGACTTCGACACTCTGGGCATGAAGTGGCGCGGCTACTTCGACTTCGGCGTGGCCATGCAGGACTACCGGGCGGCGGTCAAGAGCGCCGGAGCGTAAGGCTTTGAATCCAAGGAGACAGACCCATGCCTCAAGCGACTTTCGTGCAGGACGGCCAGTCCATCGACTACACCCCGGCGGCGGACGTGGCCGCTGGCGACGTGGTCGTGCAGGTGGACCTGATTGGCGTGGCCAAGTTGGACATCAAGGCAAACAAGCTCGGCGCGCTGGCCGTGTGCGGCGTGTTCGACTTCGCCAAGCTCGCGGCCCTCGTCCTGCCGGTCGGGACCATCGTGTACTGGGACGATGCCGCCAACGTCGCCACGAACGTGGCGGCCGGCAACAAGCAACTCGGCAAGGTCGTCCGCGCGGCGGCGGCCGCGGACGCCACGGTTCGCGTTCGCATGAACCAGTGAGGACGCCATGCCCGACCTGATGCAAACCGGCTCGGACTGGCTCGCCGACCAGTTGAAGGAACACGTCTCGCGGCCGGTGGTCTACCGCCGCGGGGCCGACGAGGTCGCGGTACAAGCGACCATCGGACGGACGTTGCTCAAGCTGGACGACGGCTACGGCGGCGTGCGAATGGAGTGGACCGACCGCGACTTCTTGATCCAGGCGTCGGACCTCGTCCTCGGCGCGGGGGCAGTGCTGCCCGAGCGGGGCGACAAGGTTCGGGAAAAAGTCGGAAGCAAAACGTTCGTGTACGAAGTGATGGCCCCTGGCAAAGAGCCGCCCTGGCGCTGGTCGGACGTGTTTCGCAAGGTGCTGCGGATTCACACGAAACAGGTGGGCACGGAAGGAACGTGATGGCCGTCATTCTCGACATTGCCGACTCCGTGGTGGCGCAGCTCAGCGGCGGCTCGTTCAGCCAGCCGTTGACCGCCGAGCGCCACTATCAGCCCAAGTTCGAGCTGTCGGAGATGACGGACCTGAAGGTCAGCGTGGTGCCCCGGTCGCTGGCCTCGAAGACGCTGGACCGCAACCGCGACACCTTCGATTACCTGATCGACGTGGCGGTGCAGCAGAAGACCGACATGAGCCAGGCGTCGCTGGACGCCTTGATGACCTTGGTCGAGGAGATCGCCGACCACTTTCGGACGCAGCCGCTTGCCAGCTATCCGAATGCCCGCTGCACGGAAGTGAAGAACGAGCCGGTCTACTCGCTGGAACACCTGGACGAATTCCGGCAGTTCACGAGCGTCATCACGCTGACCTACCGCGTGTGGAGGTGATCCATGATCGGCATGACCTTCCAGGCGGCGAAAGGCGGCTTCTTCGACCGCGACAAAGTGAAGCGGTCGGTGGACGCCGGCACGCGGCGGGTGTTCTCGAAGTTCGGCGCGTTCGTCCGGCAGCGGGCCAAGACCTCGATCCGCAAGCGCAAGGGGACGAGCCCGCCGGGCACGCCGCCCTACTCGCACGTTGGCCTTCTGCGGAAGTTCATCCTCTTCGCCTACGACCCGCAACGCAGGAGCGTGGTCATCGGGCCGACGCTGACGAAGGAAGAGTCCGAAGCACCGCGCCTGCTCGAACACGGCGGCGCGACGGACCTGGAGGTCCGGGGCAAGACTCGGCGCGTTCGCTACCGGCCGCGTCCGTACATGGGGCCGGCCTTCGAGCAGGAACAGAAGCAGTTGCCCGGTTTGTGGCGAGACTCGGTTCGCTAGGAGACTGAATCATGGCAGTGAAACTCGGCCTCGACGCCAAGCTCTACCGCAACACGGGCACCATCCCCGCCCCGGTGTGGAACGAGATCCACAACGTCAAGGACGTGACCTTGAACCTGGAGGCCGGCGAGGCGGACGTGACCACCCGCGGCAACGCCGGCTGGCGGGCCACGGTCGCCACGCTCAAGGATGGCTCCATCGAGTTCGAGATGGTCTGGGACACGGCCGATGACGACTTCGGCGCGATCCGCGACACCTTTCTCAATCGCGGGGCGATGGAGTTCGCGGTGATGGACGGCGACATCGCCGCGTCCGGTTCGCAGGGATTGCGGGCGACCTGCATGGTCACCAACTTCAGCCGCAACGAGGCGCTCGAAGAAGCCATCACCGTCAGCGTCACCGTCAAGCCGACGTACTCGGTCACGCCTCCGGCCTGGATCATCGTGCCGTGACTCAAGGAGAACCGTTCGTATGCGTACTTTCAACGACAACGCCGGCCGGACCTGGACCATCGCCATCAACGTGGCGGCGATCAAGCGGGTGCGCGGCCTGCTCAACGTCGATCTCTACAAGCTGGTGGACGACGGCTTCAAGCCGCTGGGCGCGCTCGTAGGCGATCCGGTGATGCTCGCCGACGTGCTGTATTGCCTGTGCAAGGACGAGGCCGACGCCAAGCAGATCACCGACGAGGATTTTGGCCGGGCGCTGGCAGGCGATGCCATCACCCTGGCGACCGACGCCTTCCTGGAGGAACTGATCGATTTTTTCCCCGAAGCGAGGGCGCGGAGCAGCCTGCGGAAGATCGTGGCCGAGAGCCGCAAGGTCCGCGACCGGCTGATGGGCCGGGCCGAGAAGGTACTGGAGACGTTCGACGCCGACCACGAAGCGAACAAGTTGTTGCGCTCGTTTGGCATTGCGCCGGAGTCGTCGGCATCGACCCCGGTCCCTTCACCCTCCGGGAACTCTGCCTGATGGCCGAGGCTCGGAGCCGCGAGCGCTGGGCGCACACATCGGCTCAGTTGGCGCTGACTGCCAACGTCCACCGCGACCATCGCAAAAAGCCCGCTCCGTACAGGCCGGCGGATTTCAATCCCTACCACCGCCGGCGTGAGCTTGCCGTGCGCAAGGTGCCGATTGACGTGCTCAAGCAAGTGTTCGTGGACCGGAGATGACGATGGCCGCTGCCTCGGGAATTCGTGCCGGTGCCGCCTACGTCGAGCTGTTCGTCCGGGACAGTCGGCTCGTCAAGGGACTCAACGCCGCGTCCGCAAGACTCAAGGCGTTCGGCGCGAGCATCACCGCCCTGGGGGCCAGGCTCGCGGGCCTGGGCGTGACGCTTGCCCTTCCTTTCCTGGGCGCGGCCAAGCTGTTCGCCGACATGGGCAGCGACATGCTCGACATGTCCCAACGCACCGGCGTCGCCGTCGAGGCGCTGTCCGAGCTGCGTTACGCCGCCGAGCAGTCCGGTTCCGGCGCGGAGGACCTGGAGAAGGGACTCCGCACGATGAGCCGGAACATCATCGAGGCGGCGCGCGGCTCCGCATCGGCCCGGCAGAATCTGGCTCGTCTGGGCCTGACCATCGCCGACCTGAACGGCCTGTCGCCCGACCAGCAGTTCGAGCTGATCGCCGAACGCCTGTCGCGCATCCAGAACCCGGCCAACCGCGCCACGATTGCGATGGAGATCTTCGGGCGCACCGGGGCCAGCCTGCTGCCGCTCCTCTCCACCGGCGCTCAGGGAATTCAGGAGCTGCGCCAGGAAGCGAACGGTCTGGGCCTGACCATGAGTACCGAGGACGCCCAGGCGGCCGAGGCGTTCGGCGACGCGCTATCCAGCCTGTGGCGGTCACTCAAACAGGTCGCGTTCATGGTCGGTGCGGCGCTGGCCCCGACGCTCCAGGCCATCGCCCAGTGGCTGATCCGCGTTGCCGCCAACAGCGCGGCGTGGATCGACGAGAACCGCGAGGTCATCACGATCATTGCTGCAGTGGTCGCGGGGATCGTCGGCGTTGGCGTGGCGCTGATGGTCCTCGGCCCGATCATCTCGGCCGTCGGCGCGGCCATCGGCCTGGTGACGTTCGCCATCTCCGCAGCCGTGATTGCCGTCAAGCTTCTCGCCGTGGCCATCGCGTTCTTGTTGTCGCCCATCGGCCTCGTCGTCGTGGCCGTAGGCGGCATCGCCGCCGCCGTCCTTTTCGCCACCGACGAAGGCAACGCGGCCCTGGGGTTCCTGGGCGAGGGGTTCGAGCAACTGCTCGGCGTGGCCGGCACGGCGTGGCAGGGCATCCAGGACGCCATCGCCGCCGGCGACCTGGCCGGGGCGATGGAAGTCGCCTGGCTCGGCATCCAGGTCGTCTGGGAAACCGGCATCGCCGCCATCTCAGCGGCGTGGCGCAGCTTCAAGTCGTTCTTCGTCGAGCTGTTCTGGAGCGCCGTCTACACCGTTGCCCGCGCCTTCAACACCGCCTGGACGGGGATCGAGGTCGCCTTCTGGACCGTGGTCAACGCCCTGGCCGACGGCTGGGACACCTTCTGCACCGGCTTGCAGATCGCCTTCAACGAGTTCGTCGGCTTCTTCCGC